ATGAGTAGAAAAATTTGTACATATTGTGGCAAAAGAAAGAATCCAAAATCTTTCCCAAAACATTGTCACTTTAAAGATAATCTAGACAAGAGATGCCGATCTTGTATCAAAAAACACGCTAAAATTAGACATAAACTACATAAATTAGCACCACCAAAACCATTATATTGTGAATGTTGTGGTAAAATTCCATCAGAATGGAGATTAGATCACGATCATGATGATGATAGTTTTAGGGGTTGGACATGCGATAGGTGTAATACTGGAATAGGAAAACTAGGAGATAACTTGGAAGGTATTATTAAGGCTGCTAACTATTTGATAATGTCTAAAAATAGAAAACAAAATGAGATTAATAAACAGATGGAATGAGCATCTAAAAGAAAATAAAATGACATATTGTCAACATATGTTTTTTGCTTTATTTTATGGATATCTATGTGTCCTAGCAGGAATTTCTCTAATTATACATTCCATATTTCCTTGTATACTACAAACAACAGGTAGTGATCTAGTTAAAAAACTAAATAAAAGATTCTCTAATGGACAAAGAACTAGATGATTTTTTAGAAAAATATAAAGAATTTATTCCACAAGATTTTGATTGGGAATTCTATATCAATCATTATTCAGATATAAGAAGTGCAGGCTTAGATACTGAAAAACTCGCAAAATATCACTATATAAACTGGGGAAGAAAAGAAGGCCGTGATTATTGCTATTCTAAAATTTTAACAGGTTGTAATAGGGTATTTCAAATAGGATTTAATAAATGTGGGACAGTATCATTATGGAATTTATTTCATAATTACAGCACCATAAATGCTATACATTGGGATAATGGCTTGCTAGCAGAAAAAATACATAAGAATATTTATTCTGGTACTAATCTACCTTTAGATTCTTATGAAGACTATATCTATTTTGGAGATATGGAATGCTTTATCCAAGAAGATAATCGTATAAAATATATACAAATATATAAGGATTTTTTTGATATTCTTGATATCAACTACCCTGAAAGTTTATTTATTCTTAACACTAGAAATATCGACAATTGGATTAGAAGTAGACTTAATCATAATTTTTTACAACCAATTTATGGCGAAATTAAGTATATAGATCTTTTCAAAAAGGTTTATAATACAAATAAAATTTCTGAAATAATAAAAATTTGGAAAAATGATTGGATAGAACACCATAAAAATATTATGGACTATTTCTGTAGATCCGTACATAGACTACTAGTATTCGATATTGAAAAAGATCCATCAGAAAAATTATTCACATTTTTAAAATATAAAGGTATACATTTTAAAATAGATATTTTTCCACATGACAATAAAACAATCGTATAATTATACTGGATACTCTAATATAGAATCAGAAGATATTTGTATTGTAATGAGTTTTTATAATGCTCTAAACTATAAATCTATTGTAAAAAATATACAACTAATTATTCAAGAACTTAAAAAAACAAATATTACATTCTATATTATAGAACTACTTTATCCACAACAAACACAATCTATCCCACAAGCAAATTATGTTGTAAGAGCAGATTCTTTTTTCTTTTCAAAAGAGAATCTATGGAATATAATCGAATCTAAAATTCCAGACAAGTATACTAAATTAATATTTACCGATGCAGATATACTATATTCTGATTCTTCTTGGATAGACAAAATATCAGATCTATTAAATACGCACAAGGTAGTTCACGGATGCGAATATTTATATCGTGATTTATATCACGATGATCTATACAAAATATTAAACTTAGACAAAACCAATACAAAATATACTGTTGTAAAACATATAAAAGATCAAACTCCTTTTGAATTCGGTTCTATTAGTCCAGGATATAATATCTGTATTGATAGAAATTTTTATCACAAAATTAATGGATTTTTTGAGTATTCTCACGGCACAGCAGGAGATACTTTATTTTGGGCTTCTTTTATCAAGGATTACAAACCATATTGTTGTGCGTTATTTTGTGCTCCAAGATTTAAAGAAACAAAAGAAAGATATATTGAATATAAAAATAATGTTTTAAAAATATGCGATCCAATAAAAGATATTAATTATTTAAAAGATAATTGTGGTTTACATCTATTTCATGGTCATCCAAAAAATAGAGAGTACGGTAATCAAGATAGATTTATTCCTGGTCCAATAAAATTTTCTAAAAACTCTGATGGTGTTATTGAGATGAAAATTATACATCCTATCGTCAAAGATTTGAAACAATATCTTGAGTTTCGCAGAGAGGATGACGATATAGAGGTTGACAGTGTTTGAGCGTTGTGGTATACTCGACATACACACAGGAGACTATTTGGATGACTCACGATTTTAATTATGTTTGGGGAATGGTTCGTGATCTTAGGGCCACAAGCAGTACTATTGATAAGCAAGGAATTATTGAGGACTATTGCAATCATAACTCTGAGGCTGCAAATTTTGCTAAGAAGATTCTTCTTTACACCTATCATCCTCTTTGGCAGTATAATGTCACAAGTGATAATCTGAAAAAGAAAAATTCTCTGAGAGGTAAGAGTTATAAGAATTTCTTTGATCTTTTGGATGACCTAAAGACTCGCAAGATAACGGGCCACGATGCTATCGGAGCGGTCCATACTTTTATTGATAGTCAGTCAAATAAAGACAATATTGAAGAACTCATTTATTGCATTATTGATAAGGATTTGAAAACCCGTGCTGGTGATAAGATTATCAACAAGGCTATTGCTGACCATATTCCAGAGTTCAGTGTTGCTCTAGCAGATAAATATGACCCGAATATTGTAGACTGGAAGGATGGATGGTATGTTAGCAGAAAAATTGACGGTGCTAGATGTATCGCTATTGTTGATAGTAATGGCGATACTACTTTCTATTCCCGTACAGGAAAAGAATTTGATACTCTTGGCGTTGTTGCTGGTGGCATTAAGAATCTTGGTGTTACTAATGTAGTATTTGATGGTGAACTTTGTCTTGTAGATGACGATGGTAATGAAGATTTTCAGGGAGTTATGAAACAACTCAAGAAGAAGGATCATACTATTCCTAATCCATCTTTTAAGATTTTTGACATGATTAGTCATGATGAATTTTATACTAAGAAAGGCAAGTCTAATAAGACTTACTCTCACAGATTGAATAATCTCAAAGAAGTTATGAAGAATAACTCTTGCCCATGTCTCAGTGTTCTTGAACAGGATAGGGTTAAAAATGATGATCATTTTGCTGAATGGGTAGCAAAAGCAAATGAGAATTCTTGGGAGGGGTTGATGCTAAGGGCAGATGAATCCTATAAAGGAAAGCGTAGTAAGGACTTGCTCAAGTATAAGAGTTTTAGTGATAATGAATACGAAGTAGTAGATGTTGAAATGGGTCCATTTCGTTATGTATTGAATGGTAAGGAACACGAAGAAACTATGCTAAGTTGTGTTACTATTAAACATAAAGGATATAATGTGCGTGTTGGATCTGGCTTCACTATTGAGCAAAGACAGGACTTTCACAAGAATCCTAACAAAATTCTTGGAAAGATAATCACAGTACAATATTTTCAAGAAAGTCAAAACCAAGATGGTGGTATTAGTTTAAGATTTCCAACATTTAAAATTTTACACGGCGAGGCTAGAACAGTTTAAAGAAACACGCTTGACAAGTCGATAACTGTAGTATACAATCAGTATATGGGCATTACAGCATTTGGAGATAAGATGGAAAACGCAACAGAAAAAAAGATTGAGTATACCACTAGCAAAGTTGATGAATTTTTTGCAAATTTTCCAAAAGATAAGATTGTGTCATATAAGGATTATTGGGAAAGTGTTAAGCCTCAAAATAACGATGAAATCTTTAGACGATATCTTTTTGCATACTGCTCTGTGCATACCACTTGGCAAGGAAATGTGAAGGGCTATAATGCTATTAAGAACTTTAATGAATGGATATCAGACAAAGAAACCTTAAGAACCAAATTGCATAAGTCCGGTGTTGGACTTCATAATAATCGTACAGAATATATTTGGGACTTTCAGAATAAGTTTTGGAGCAATCCGAAAGATTTTTATTTTACAACCAAAAAGTATCACGTTAAGAAACGAGATAATATTGTTGACAAAATTAAGGGCATCTCTCAGGCCAAAGTTTCTTTCGCCCTAGAAACTATTCATCCTAATGAGTGTCGAGTTCTTTGTGGAGATGTTCATATTTTACGCTTGTATGGTATGGAACATTTAAAGTACAAGAGTGGTACTGGACTTAGAATGTACAAACAAATGGAGCGTCACTGGAGTATTAATTGTGGTAAACTAAAAGTTCCATCCTATATTGCTCGTTGTTTATACTGGGATAGTGTCCAACAAAAAGACGATAGTAGGTATTGGTCATGGGTATTTGAAAATGACTCAACTGAAATCTGTTAGATTTTTTCCTGAATGGAACGAAATCTATCCATATTCTGTGATTGGATTTTTAGAGTTTATCAATTACATATTATCGATTCAGCCCACAATTGATAATTGGATTGAAATAGGATCTCATTTAGGAGAATCATCTACTCTTGTTCTTGGATTTCCTCAAATTAAAAAACTACATTGTATAGAAGCATCGCAAGAGAGTTGCGAAATTTTACAACAAAAATTCTCTAAAGATATACAAAAATCTAGATGTTCTATTATTCATGAAATATCGGATATTGCCGAACGTCATTTTATTAATGAAAGCGTTGATGTTGTATATATTGATGCTAATCATAGTTTTGAGTCTGTAAGCAAAGATATAGAGAATTACTATCATAAAGTTAAAAGTTGCGGATTTTTTGCTGGACACGATTATAGTAATGCGTGGCCCGGAGTAAAAGAAGCAGTCAACAATTTTATTATCAACTATGGATATAGTCCGAAAGATTTGATTGTATTTAGCGATTCTAGTTGGCTATTTAGGAAAAAATAATGGGAACAGTCACCAACTTCTCAAAAGATCATATTATTTGCGTATTATGTGATTGTAATCAAGAGGTTTTGGTATTAAATTATGATGAAAAGACTAAGACGCTGGACTTAGCCATGTATGAAAGTTATGCGGCCTATAAAAATAATTCTAGTTGGTTTCAGAAAATACGCTATATATGGAAGATTTTAACAGACAGACACCCATATACAGATCAGATTGTTATTAATCATCAACAAATCAAAGATATTAGTAAATTTCTGTGCGAATTGATAACTAAATAGTGTATACTAATACATCCTTTAAGGAGACTAATTATGAAATCAAATGTAAATAGTTTTATTGGGGATGAACTAGCAAATAAAGTAAAAGTGCTATCTTCTGCTTTATCTCAAGCACAAAATATGGTTATGGTTTTGGAAAAAGAAAATCAAAATCTAAAAGATGTTCTTAACAATCTAACATCTATAAATAAAGAAGATTGTGATTATGAGTATGAGGTAGTAAGTGTCAAATAA